CTGTTCATGCACCCTCTGCTGCATGCTGAGGATGACATTCTCTAAATCGCGCACGGTTGTTCTGGCCATGGTAATACTCCTGGTATAGATTGGAACACCCAACCTTTCAGGATATCCTGCAGTACTGACGACGAAGGAGGCAGCCCTACCTATAGATATACACAGCTTATTACTGTCTGCATTGAACTATGCTTTTACCTATTAGTTACCGCCGCCTGTCGTGATGCGTGTGGATCCGGATGTGTCGTATGTTTGTGGTACCTGTAGATCGTGGGACTCCTACCGTTTATCCGAAATCCCGAATCCGAACTGGGGTACCCTTCTGGGCAGAAGGGGTAGGGCAGTCCCCACAGCGCTCCGTATTATTTTTTCCAAGAAAATTTTTCATATTTATTTTTTCCAAGAAAATTTTTCAAATTTATTTTTTCCAAGAAAATTTTTCCCTTGTATGTAGCTGTATATACGTACACCTATTGACAGAGGGGCGCTACAGGAGTATTAAGCCCTCCATGAAACTAACAATCGATCAGAAAGACCTTTTTGTGCATAATCTGGTCTTAGGTATGGACCCACGCCGGGCCTTGGCGGAACTTGATACAGGGCAAAACCTCCAGCATGCCGCGCAGACACTCATAAAGGACCCGTACGTAGCTGACTTATTGCAGGCGTACAAGGACGAGTTCCAAAAGCGCATTGCTGTAGATCGTGATAAACTAACTGAGATGGCTATGGACACCTACGACGTAGCCAAAGTGCAGTCTGATGCGAGGGGAATGATCCAAGTGGTCAAAGAGCTTGGAGATATTCACGGATTACACAAGCCACAGGAGATTAAAGTCACACGAACGAACGAGATTGGGCGAAATGCCATCAATGCGGTGCGCAGGTTAACCGAGGGTGACCTTCTGGAGCTTGCAGGACCACTTGATGACACTATCTTAGAGGCAGAATTTGTAGAATTGGAGAACAAATGAGCGTGTTATGTATTTACCACGGCAACTGCGCGGACGGTTTCGCCGCTGCTGTAGCCGTTAAGAAGGCATTTGATGTAAACAGCGCCCCTGTAGAGTTTCATGCCGGGGTTTATCAGGACCCACCTCCGGACGTGACAGGCAAGGGCGTCATCCTTGTGGATTTCTCGTACAAGCGTCCTGTGTTGCTGGAGATGGCTGAAAAAGCCAGCTCCGTTCTTATTTTGGACCATCACAAGAGCGCAGAAGCGGAGTTAGTTGACCTGCCCGACAATGTAACTACTGTTTTCGATATGGAGCGCAGTGGCTGCATGATTACGTGGGATTATTTCTTTCCTGCGCAGGAGGCTCCCAAGCTGTTGCAGCACATTCAGGACAGGGATCTGTGGAAGTTCGAGTTGGAGGGCACAAAAGAGATCCAAGCCGCCCTTTTCTCTTACCCCTATGACTTTGAGATGTGGTTGGACTTAATCCAACGCCCCTCTGTGGTAGAGGAGCTGTATTCTGATGGCGTAGCGATAGAGCGCAAGCATATGAAGGACGTCAAGGAGCTTATCGCTTCCGCTGCGCATCGCATGGTGATTGATGGCCATGACGTGCCCGTGTTGAACGCGCCCTACTTATTCTCGTCCGATGCTGGGAACATTATGGCTCAGGGAGAGTCCTTCGCGGCGTGTTATTGGGACACACCGAAGGGGATCACATTCAGTCTTCGATCTGCCGAGGATGGTATGGATGTGTCTGAGATTGCTGCCCGGTTTGGTGGTGGGGGGCACAAGCATGCAGCCGGATACCGGATAGCTAGATGAATTGTACGTGGGTAGAATCTACTATGGACTCGTCCGTTGCTGAGTATTTCGGCATTGCTGTAGATAGCTTGCCCACTAAGGAGGTCACCGCTGCCGTGCTGTCTTCGTTCTTGTATAACGGAGATTGCTATGTAGTTGTAGGGACTGATGGCGGGCTCATGGTGCCTGCCGCAGCGGTACAGTTCGATGGCTAAAGCCAAAGCCAAACTGCCTACGTTACCGAAGGTCGTAAACAAGAAGGCCTCCGGGCGTAAACGGCTTGCAAGCGGCGCCACTCGTGGTGCCGTGCGCAAGGATGTTGTGGATGCAGCGCTGGGCAAGGCCAAAGCGCCGAAACTGAGTCCGAACGACCCGATTGATGCACGAGCGGCTAAGGGTAAGGGTAAAACCAAGAAAGCACCTGCTGCGGAGCGTAAGATAACGCAAGCGGCGCAAAAAGCGGCTGATGATGCCCGTGTAGAGCGCATGCTCAAGCAGTCTATTTGCATTAAGTGCGAGCGCAAGCTGGCCAAGATGAAGTTTCGCCAGTTGCGTAGCAGACCCGCAGCGTATGATGCGGTGTGTTTGGCTTGTAGAGCCAAGGAAGACGCAGAAGATTTACAGGCGCAGGTGTTTGAACGTGCGGCGCAGCGTAAAGTCACTCCCCGTGACGTTCGTAAAACCATAACCAGTGAGCGTCGATCCAGACTTAAGCATAACGACTTAGTTGGCCGGGAGCGCATCTCTAAATCTGTTAAGAAGACCAAGAACGAGCTTAAGATGGACGAGGCAGCCAAGCGCGAGCTGGCTAGGCGGGAGCTGCTTCGGCGCAAGCTGTTGTACTTCGTTCATGCGTTTCACCCGGAGTATCAGGCTGGATGGGGTCATGCGGATATTTGTGCCCGTCTGGAGCGCTTTTACCGGGGCATTAAGGAAGGGGCTAACCCGCGATTGATTTTGTGCATGCCTCCTCGTCACGGCAAGAGCTCGATTGCGTCCAAGCTGTTCCCTGCATGGGTGTTTGGGCAAGACCCACACATGAATATCATCGCGTCGTCCTATGGTTTGACGCTGCCTGTAGACTTCTCCCGCTATGTACGAGCGCGGATGAGTGAAGACCTGTATATTAATACATTCCCTGAGTCCCAGTTAGACTCTAAGAAGACCAATGTAGAGAACTGGGGGCTTCAAGCTGGGGGGGAGTACATCGCTGCGGGTGTTGGCACAGGCATTAGTGGTCGTGGTGCAGATATTTTGGTGATAGATGACCCTATTAAGGACGCAGCAGATGCTGACTCAGAGACGATACGGAGGTCTACTTTAGACTGGTATAAGTCTACGGCGTACACCCGGCTCAGTCCTACAGGTGGGGTACTTGTGATCCTTACCCGGTGGCACGACGCAGATCTGGCCGGGGCGTTGATTCAAGAAGAGAAGGAGCTGGTAGCGGATGCGAACAGCTATTTTGAGGCTGAGATGGACGCTCTGATGGAGCAGTACAGGGACTACAGCAAAATCCCCAAGGCCAAGGTAAATACGCTGGAGGCGGAGAAAGAAGAGCTGTTGCAATATATAGACCGTTGGGAAGTGGTGTCTTACGCGGCTATAGCGGAGCATGACGAGTGGCGTAAACCGGACGGCACTATCGTCGCCAAGAAGGCCTATCAGGCGCAGTTGCTTCGTAAAGAAGGGGATGCGTTGCATGAAGATCGCTGGCCTAAGTCCAGGCTGATGCGTATTTACAATGGCTACAAGCGGCGCAACATGCGCCACTGGCATGCGTTGTACCAGCAAAAGCCTGTGCCGGATGAAGGTATCTTCTTTACCAAGGATATGTTCCATTACCGGGAGCCACTTGCTTCTTACGTTTGGCGGGAGTGGACTATACTTCAGGCATGGGACTTGGCCATAGGTTTGCAGAACCAGCATAACTATACGGTGGGCATTACCGGGGCGCTGGACCCGGATGACACCCTGTGGATTTTAAATGTTGTGCGGGGTCGGTGGGATATTGATGGTATTGCATCACAGGTTTTGGACCTGTATGCTCGTTATCGTCCATCTAAAATTGGGGTTGAGCGGGGGCCATTGGAGTTAGCTTTGATGCCTGCAATAAAACGGTCTTTGAAGGCTCGTAACCAGAAGTTGAAGTCTGGAGAGGTCAAGCTGACTCCCTATTTTCTCCAAGGCAAAGATGCTTTGACCCCTATCAACGACAAGACCATGCGAGCGCAACCGCTCCAGGCGTTGATGCAGCAGGGGGCTGTTGTGTGGCCTAAAGGGACTCCGTGGATGGATAACGTCATGCATGAAATGGTGCGCTTTCCTTCTGGTGTGTTGGATGATTGTGTCGATGCGGCGGCGTGGTTGGCCCGTGTTTCTGTTGCTACGCCTGCACCCAAGGTGGTTGTTCATGGAGATGCGTGGCGCAATCGTAAAGACAAGAGTTGGCGCGAGCGGGTACGGCAGTTGGCGCGTACTCAAGGCGCTGTTAACAACTTCATGGGAGCCTGAGCGCTATGGGCACTGTAGTATGTAACGTCGCCAAAGGGCGCATGGTAGAGTTCTACAACCGGGTACTTACAGGCGATCCTGCAGGAGCTAGGCTGGTTGTAGAGCCGATATCTTATTCTGGCAGCGCTGCTACGGATGCGCAGATTGCGGACGTAGATGATCACAAGAGTGCTTGGACATTACTTGGGTTGTTCACTTCGCGCTCGCAAGAAGCGCTGTCTCCTGCGTATACGGAGCTGGCAGCCGCTGATTTATCTGCGCTCACTCCTAACGATGCTACTGACAGCTTTGATATCTCTTTGCCAACAGTCACTATAGATATAGGCAAGAACGGCGTACCCGGTTTGTATGACCCTGCCGCACGTATAGCGATATTTTATGCTCCAATAGGATATGTGTTATATGTTACAGATGCAGGGGTTAATAACATGATCCCTATGGCCTTTGCTGACTTTGTAGC